CAGGCACCAGCTCCACAATCAATGAGGGATCTACCTTCACTGATTCAGACGGCACTCTGACCGTGACCTCCGCTGCTACCCTTGCTGGTGGCACCAACTCTTATATTAGAGTTGACGACGAGATCATGCAGATCACTGGTGTCTCTGGTAACAACCTCAACGTGACTCGCGGTCTTCTCGGCACAACTGCTTCGGCACACACCGATGGATCTGCTGTCAACCTGCAACTCGTTACTTCTCAGAAGACTGAGATCAACGAAACGACTGCAACTGGTGTTACTGCTCCTCTCATCAAGAATGACGACGAGTATGAAACCAACGTTGAGAATGCTGCAAACAACTGGAAGTGGGCTGCTAAGTCTGCTGGTCTGTTTGGTAACTCCATCCGCGTGGTCATGACCGACGCTGGTGCTGATCAGGTCC